GTTTAAATTCATTTATACCTTGTGTTGCACCTTCCCATATCTTATAAAACTGGTTACCAATACCATTTGCTGTAGAAGTAATAATAACCTTTGTATCCTTACCTGCTGATACAACTGGATATGTTGATGTATAGAACTCTGCTGCACGTTCAACAAAGGCAAATTCGTCTAGATAAAGGAGATTAACAGACATACCCCGAATAGAAGATCCACTAGTAGCAGCAGCAATAATCCGAGAATTATTACTGAACTCAATAGAACCTTTATTAAGGGCTTTACAACCAGGCTGAAGAAAGAAAGGAAGATTTTCGAGAGCAAGTGTAACCCTTGCAAGCATCTCTCTTGCAGTCGCACCTTTATTTGCCAAAATTGCAATAGTCTTTTCAGAATGGAAGATTGCGTACCAGAGGAGGTAGACGACTGACGAAATTGATTTTCCTGACTGACGACAGGCAAGTACAATACTAAACCTATACTCATTAAAATGTCCAAACATGTTTTCCTGATAAGGATATAATTCAAATGGTACTAAACCCTTATCAAGTGAAATAATCTTACAATAAGTACGAGCAAAGTAAGCAGGACTTTGCATACATTTTTGATATTCTATTATTTGTTCTTTTGTCCATTCCTGGACAACGCCATCTCGCTTTACATTAATATTACCGAGATAACTCTCTTTTTCATTTATCATCTAACCTCGGCGTCATATCAATTACATTATCAGCGGTTTGTGCCTGAAGGAATCTTTGTAAATCTGTTGTTGATCCAATAAACAAATTATTATTTGTTGTACCAACTTGTGCCTGTTTTGGTTGTTCGTTAATATCTCTATTCTTTTTATTTAGATCCATTAATTTATCATTAATATCTGCCATATTCTTCATCATACCAGATAATACTTCGAACGCTCTCGGGTGCTCGCTCTCACGTGCGACCTCGATCATGAGCTCAAGACTTTCTTTACCTTTTTCTAGAATCTCGTAATAGGTGTCTCTGGAATATTCATAATCACTTTTAATATTTTCATTGTTTTCCATTATGCACTATCCACATATGTAAAGGTTTCTGTAAATCCATAATCACTATCTGCAGAGACATTTAATGGATTTGGTAATACGGTAAGCTTAGGCTGAGGATAAACTGAATTACCAAAGCCATCTGAATCTGTTAATACGTCAACATAAAGATTTGCATCAACCTGACGAATAATCTGACTATTAGCAATACCAAGATAGAAATTAGCATGCATAAGGAAATCAAGCTGATAAATGATAGTTCTTCTACCAAAATTACCCTCATAATCATCAAGGTAACTCATACCCTGAAGAATAATTGGTACATCTTCTTTTATATCATTATAATCTGAAAAAGGTTTAATTGTTAATGTATATTGTGGGGTAAAATAAGGTAATATCTGTTCTACAACTTGTAATGCATCATCTTGTGTCTTAGCATATACATTCAGCTGCATACTAATACTATATGGAACAGGTGCATTAATCTTTGCTCTATTATCATTTGCACTACCAGTTTTAGAATAATTATTCATTTTCTGTAACTGTCTTTGTGCATCATATTGATAACCAATAATCTCAAAAGACATACGTGGTAACTTAATAGCTACTTTTGTATCATCATATAGATTAGGATTTTCACGAATACGTTCTAAGAAATCACGTTTAGGTGCATATGATAACGGAACCTTTTGTGTACTAATTACGTTACCAGATCCATCCTTACGTAAAACATAGATGTTATTGAAGAGTGAACCAAACATGGCAACACTCTTTCTAATTCGCTCATGATAGAAATAATCACTTAACATTACTGAGGATCTCCAAACGGATTGCTTTCAGAGAAGTCAAGGAAGCCAAGATCCGTAGTTGTTGTTTCAAATGCATCATTCTGTTCATTTTCACTAAGTTGATTATTTTCTGATACTGAAAGAACAAGTGATGTTTCGGTACCAAATGCAACCTGATGAACAATTGGATTATCTGTATTTGGAAGATGGAATAAACCATCATCTGCACCAAAGTTAATTATACCCATTACTTTATCAGAATCTGAATATCTACTTACCTCACCACTAAGTGTTACACCATTACCAAGATCCTGCTTGACACCATCACCAACTTCAAATGCACCACCTGAATCAAGTTGTAATAGATATTCATATGCATAATTCTCTTCAATACCCTGAATATCATCAATACCTGTATCAAAATCCTCTCCACTATACTCGAAGAGTTGTGAACGCATCTTAAAGATTGGTAAGTTATTTAATTGATAGAATGGTTGTTCATGTTCTACATGTTGAATCTGGAACATAGACTTTGATAATGGAAGATAGATTAGATCACCTTCACGTGGTCGAATAAGATTTGCATCACCATCTGCTCTTGCAACCGCACTTGTCCATCTACGACGTGCAACAATAAATGTTGCTTCATCACGAATTTCTACACCAAACTTAGTAAATAAATCCCCTTCACCATCGAAGCCTTCGATATTTTCAATATACATTTCAACTTTATATGCACTTCCGAATCTTGATGCCTCTAAGTCACCAAGAATTGTATCTTCATTCACAGTTTCACGTGGAAGATAATAGACTTCTTGTCCATATATTTTAATAGATTCTAGAACTAAATCCTCATAGAGATTTTGTTCCTGTCTCTGATTTTTATTAAAGTACGGATTTAATGCCATTATATTATCCTACGAAGAAGTCTGCAGGGAATTCGTGCTCAAGTCTAATTTTCTCTCTCAACCTTTCGATTTCTTGTGTAGCTTCTTCATAAATCCTACCACCATTAAGTGTTACACCACCAGGTAATTGCATACCCTCAAACTTACTAAGATTTGTTCCCCATTGTTGCTTTATAAGAGCTGTTGTATATTCTTTCAGGAACATATCATTATAGACTTCAGTATATGTACTAGGATCAATAAACTTATATGCTTCATAAACAATATATTCATTTTGATTGATATCACCATCTTTGAAGTCACCATGTATATAAAGTCTATCTTGTTTTCTTACCCACGTTGTTTGAGGATGACCGTTTAGTTTCATATCAAGTAAGGAAAGATACTGATTTAATTGTTCATAATATGCTAGATCACCTGCATAGTTTTGCATATCTGCAATATCATTTAACATCATCTGATATTTGATATCAAAGAAGTTAAAGGAAGTATTAAAAGAGCTAGAAAGTCTAAACAAACGTGTAATATATAAAACATCACTATCAACAGCAATATATTCATTTGATATATCTGCACTTGTTACTTGATAAGAAACATACGTACGGTAAGTTGCTTCTGAGTGATACTCCCGCCAGAATTGAATTGCCTCATCAACACGATCCTCAATCTGTTCCTCATCAACATTAATTTCAACGACAGGATCACCTAAACGTCTTAAGCAATAATCGATTAAACCTTGTCTTGAACTTGGATTTGCCATATCTGTATTTACCTTAGTTTAATAATGACCCAGCGGCATCATATACGTTGATCCTATAGTACGTACCTTCTTGACCATCAAGGGTATCTGCATCAAAACCTTTACCAGATCCGCCAAAGTAAGCATTTAGTTCCGCAGAGTCGATAGCAAGATCTCTAGTTGAAGTAATATCACCACCACCTGTTAAGCCTGTACCTGCTGTTATTGATACACCAGAGTGTGCAATGTGTTCATCCGCTACAAAACCTGATAAGTTATCATGTCTTAGTGAACTCTCATAATATGCAAGTAATTCAGCTGAATCAATTGAAAGGTCTCTAGTAGCTGCAATTGTTCCTCCACCTGTTAAGCCTGTACCTGCTGTTATTGATACTGATGTATGATCAATATGTTCATTAGCTACAAAGTTTGTAAGAGCATCGTGATCAATATTTGTTGCTGTAACTGCTGTTACCAGACCTTTAGCATTTACTGTAATAGCTGGTACTGCTGATGATGATCCAAATGATCCTACGTTACTGTTTACGGTTGCTAGTGTAAGTACTAAATCAACAGGTGCTGAACCGTTGAATGAAACGTTTGGTGCTGTTGCATCACCTGAGGCAGAGAAGTTTCTACCAGTTGCAAGTGTTGTAGCTGTTGAAGCATTACCTGTGAGTGAACCAGTTACGTTACCAGTCACATTACCTGATAAGTTACCTTCAAATGTAGTAGCTTTAACTACACCATATTGTGTACCAGCTGAATTTGGATCAATTGGTGCATCTGGTTCTGGATCGTATCTGTTTAGGAATGTCCATTTATTTTCTGATACGTCGAAGTATAGACCAACGTGAGTGTATGCAGAATCATTTCTATTAGAGAAGAATCCTGTATCAATATCTGTTGCAGTAGCTGTACCTGTCCATTTATCACCAAGTGTGTGTCCAGTTGTAGCACCGAAAGTGATTTCAATACCATATGCACTATCAAGTATCTGTTCAGAAGCAGTAATAGCAACACCTGTTGCTTCTGTACCTACAGCCGAATCGAATCCCCATTCAAACGTATTTGGTGATCCTGTACCATCAATCTTAACATAGAATGACTTAGTTGCTGAATCGCCTGAATAATGTCCTGAGAAGAATGCATCATCTAAACCAGTACCAACAAAGGTTGTACCAGCCTCACCAATCGTATCACCAGCATTGAGGTACTGGAAGTTACCACCAATTTCAACATTTGCTGTAGAAGAAATAGTTTGTGTACCAGTAACATTTAAATTCCCGTCAATAGTAAGACTTCCACTAATGTGTTGATCAGCTTGTACTCTGAAGCTAGGAACTGAGTGGTTCTGTTGGTTAATAATAACCTTACCGTTATTTGGATCGGATATAATTACCCAACCCAGACACATAGGGAAGTTAGGATATGACGGAGCAGCATTTTGAATTGCTCCAGGTGTTAATCCCAGGAAGAAGTTCTCACCAGCACTGAGTGATGAAGTATCAATTTTATCGACTACACCAGCTACAATAATTTGCCCATAAGATCCATTTGGAATAGCTTCAGCTGATAAACCTTGAACATTATATTTTGCAGCATCTGTTGCATCAGCAAGAGCCACAAGTGGTGATTCCTGTCCTGAATCATTAATATAGTTACCTGAATAATAGAGTGGTTTACCCTTTGCAATCTCGACACCTGTGTTATTATAAACACGTTCGATCATTTGCATACCAATCTCAATTGGATGATCGAAATCAGTATAATAGTTTAGATTCTTATGGAAAGGATCATACCATAGAGCACCTTCTCTAAATCCAATATGACTATCTGCCCAACCTAACTGGAACTGAATCTCACCAATAGTAGCTGAGTCTGCTTGGAAGCTTGTGATTGTAGCAGAATC